ATAGCGATGTCCTTTCAGGGTTGCCCGTCGAAGCGGGCGGAAGTAGAAAAAGCGAGTTCGATGCCGACAAGGCCGTTCTCGAGAAAAGGTGGCGGCTTCACGCGCACCAGTTGCAGACGCTCCCAGCGCCTGCCGGCAACCTGCCCAGGCGCCCAGCCGTGAAGCGCCTCGATGACGAGCGCGAAGGCGCTGTCGAGCTGTGGCACGGCCTCTGCATCGGCGCGTCTGCCAACGATCGTGACAAGCCACAACGGCCGCACCAGCACGCCCGGAACCTCGCTGGCCGGCACATCCGCATCACCAAACATCACGGATGCGAAGAGATCGGGCTCCCGCTTTCCGGCGTCGGAGAACATGCCCTTCACGGTCCACGCTTCGGCCAGGCTCGCGCGCAGCCGCTCCACGATGGAGGGTTCGAGCGCCAGCATCAGAGGCTCCCCAGTACGAGGCGGATGAATCCGGCGCCATCGGGCTGCGCAGTCACCACCTCGTAGCTGCGACCGCGCAGAACGATGGTGTCTCCGCGCTCGACATTCGCGAGCAGATCGGCAGCCCCGCTGCATTCGGGTGCACTGGCATCGATCTGCCCGTCGAAGGACTGCGCGGACGGCACATCGAAGATGACCGGCACGTCGACACCCGCCACCGTCGCGATGGCGTTCGCCAGGTGGCCGAGCACCCCGGCATCCACCATGGCTTCGATATCGGCGAAAGGCGCGTGCGCGGACATGCTCGGGGCCTCAGCGAACCTTGGCCGACATCGAGGCGTTGACGCGGTACGGCACCGGCAGCGGGGCCGATTGCAGCAGCAGCAGGCGCACGGCCGGGTCCTTCTCCACCCACGACTTCGAGAAGTACGGCATGGCTTGAAAGCCGGACTCTTCGTCCTTGATCGCGCCATAGGCGCGCGTGCCTTCGAGGTCCGGGCTCGTGATGAGCACCGTGTGGTCGGGCAGGTACGGCGTCAGCGCGCCGGTGTCCGGGTCTTCGTACCAACCGGCATAGACCCAGATATCGAAGTCGCCGATGTTGCCCATGTAGCGACCGCCCTCACCGAGCACGGTCGCGTTGAGCTTGTCGGCGCCGCGGAAACGGTCGAGCAGCTTCTGCACCGAAGGCGCAGCGCTGAAGAGCTGCCAGGACTTCACGTCCATGATGAGCGTATTGCCGGCCGCGCCCGAGTGCTGCGTGACGCCCATCGACCACTTTTGCACGTCCTCGAGCGGGTCGACGCCGGTTTCGCCCCAGCGGTCGCCGGCGGTGAGTTCGACGGTCAGGTCGGCATGGCGACCGAAGTCCACGACCACGGTCGGATACTGCTCGCCCTTGACAGTGACCTTGCCGGTGCGCAGTGCCTCCACGGCCATGACTTCCTGACGGCGGGCGAGCATCTCGAGCTGATCCTGCAGATCGGTGGCGAGCAATGCCTGCAGGCGCTGCGCCGGCGACAGCTCACCGCCGATGCGCTCACCGATGGCGCGCTTGAAAGGGCGCGAACTGTCGAAGACGCGCTTGTCCTTGATGTAGGCGGGCTTGAAGGTCTTCGTGACGAAGCCCTTCGACTGCACGACCTTGCCGGCCACGATGGGCGCGACGAACGGCGCCAGGCGGCGGCGACCGTTCTCGACATCGAAGTGGATTTCCTCGCTCGTCTCGGTCTGCATGGCAGTGAAGAACTAATTGAGGATGAACGGCGCGGGGGCCGGAAGCTCGGCGATCACACGCGCGAGGACGCCGGTGGAAAAAATGTCCATGAAAATTGCTCCTGATTGAGAGGTTGGATTGCTGGGTGCTGGGCGTCAGGCCACGTCGGCCAGCAAGGTGATGCCCTTGGTGCGCAGGGCTTCGGTGATGCTGGCAACGGTGTGGCCCGCGCCGAGCACGAGCGCGCTCGTGTTGAAGTCGCCGCGTGCATAGCCGAGGGCTTCCCGGTCGCCCGCGGTGGCGTCGACCGTCTCGGCCAGGATCAGGTCCGGCTCTTCGCTGCCATCGGTGGCCGCCGAGGCGCTGACGGTGTGCTTCTTCGAAGCGGTGATGACGCCGAGCACCGTGCCGGCCGCGTAGACCGCGCCGGCCAGCAGCGTGACCTTGCGGCCCACCAGCAGGTGGGCGTTGCCGGCCACGAGCACCTTAGAGGCAGAGACGCCTTCCGTCGAAAAACTTGCGCGATAGTTCATGTTCGCAACTCCTGTGGATGGTTGAATCAACGCGAGCCGCGGAAGCTCGCGACGATCTGGCTCGCGAGAGCGGCCTCGTCGGTCTGCGCGCCGCTGCCGGCCTCGACACCCGAAACGTCGGGATTGCCCACCGCAGCCATGGCGGTGGCGAAGGCGTTCACCGGCGCGGCGGTCGCCACCGGCGCAACACCGAGAACGGCACCGGCCTGCTCGACGCTGAGGCCGCTCGTGACGCACTGAATGGCAAGCTGCGTGCGTCCGGCCGCGGCCTCGTGCGCAAAGATGCCGCTCACGCGGGTGCGCTCGGTCAGCGCGCCCTCTTCGCGGCCTTCGGCGCGTGCCGCATCCACATTGGCCTGCGTGAAGGCGGAGGGAACTGCCGGCGCACCGGCGGGGGCTGCTGCGGCTTGATGACCGCCCGCCTCGTTGGGGGAAATGCCAGACATAGATGCTCCTTTGTCGTTGGCGTTGGATCGGGCGGTCGGCCCGACAGGGAAGGACCGGCCGCGTTGGGCGGCCAGTTCGGAAATCAGTTGGTCTGTGGTGGCGATGCGGTCGGCCAGGCCAGAGGCCACGGCCGCGACTCCGGAATAGCTGGCGGCCTGCGTCTTGCGCACAGCCGCTGCTTCCATGCCGCGGTGACGCGCGACCGCATCCACGAACATCGTGTAGAGCCCGTCAATCTCGGCTTGCCAGGCGCTGCGCACATCGGCGGGCAGCGGCTCGTAGGGGTTGCCGTCGACCTTGTGCGCACCGGCAAAGATGTGCGTCACGGTGATGCCGTCCTGATCGAGCGCGCGCGAGAAGTCGACGTGCCGCGAGACCACACCCACGGAACCGGCATAGCCGGTTGCGGTAACCGCCACTTCGTCGGCTGCGCTTGCGCCCAGATAGGCAGCAGACAGCGCCATGCCGTCAGCGATGGCCTGCATGGGTTTGCGACCGCGCAAATCGAACACGCGCTGCGCATATTCGAATGCGCCCTGCGCCTCGCCGCCCGGGCTGTCGTAGACCTGAAGGACCGCGTGAATGTCGGGATGGCTCATCGCATCCTCGAGGTCGGCGGCCAGGTCGTTGTAGCCCACGAGGAAAGTGCTCTCCGCCACATCGAGGCGGCTGCGATGCAGCAACGCGCCGTTGACGTTGAGCACCGCGACGCCATCGACCACGCGATAGCCGCGGTCGCTCTGCTCGCCGCGCCGCGTCGAGAACAGCTCGGGCGCCAGCTTGGGCAAGCCATCAGCCGAGGCGACCATCAGCGGCATGGCGCCGAGCAAGCGGTCACTCAGGCCGGCAATGATGGCGTCGAGCTTCTGCGGATGGATGAGCAGCGGCGTGTTGAAGATCCGCGCTGCGAGATGGGGGTATTTCATGCGGCGGCTTCCTCGTTCTGCCCTTGCGATGTGCCAGGCTGTTCTTCGTCGTCGGGCTTGCCCTGCCCGGCCGAAGCCAGAGCCACGGCGATGGGCTGCGCGGTGTTGAGGCCACGGTCTGCAGCCATGCGCAACTCGATGGCGCGCTGATCCATGATTTCTTCGTAGTCGTCGCCTTGCTCCGCGCATTCCTTCTCGAGCGTGGAGATGCCCATCTCGATGCGCAGCCCGGCGGCCTGCGCCTCTTTCACTGGATCGACCCAGCCACGGCCGCCGAAAATGAAGCGCGCACGCAGATAGGCGTAGCGGTTTTCGTAGAAGCCGGGCGCCTCGATCTCGCCAGCGTTCACGGCTTCTTCGAACCACAGTTCGTAGATGGCCCGAAGCCAGTAGTCGGTGAGCCAGCGGCGGCGGCCGTGGAAGTAACGCCAGGCCTCGAGCAAAGCGGCACGCGCGCTGCTGTAGTTCGACTTGCTGAAGTCCTTCAGCAGCAGCTCATAGGGCAGGTTCATGCCGGCGGCGATGTGTCGCAGCGAGGCGAGCATGAAGGCCTCGAAGGCTTGATTCGGGCGGCCTGGCGTGAAGCTGGACAGGCGTGCGCCGGCCGGCAGCGGAATGACCGCCGCGCCCTTAAGCTGGCGGATGTTGCGGGTCTGCGCCACCGACGCATTCCACTGTTCGCGGGGGTTGTCGCCGAACAGAGCGGCGGCGGAGTTCGGATCGAGGTCCGACTCGAGGAACGCGGCAACGAGCGAGTTCGCAAGGCTGGCCTGCAGCTCGTTCGCCGCATACTTGCCGGCCATGTGGAATTCGCGCATCACGGCCGTGACGACGGGCTTGCCGCGCGATTGGCCGGTGCGCTCCTTGTCGTGCAAGTGAATGACACGACGACGGCCCCACGCGGTGAACGCAGGAATGCGGTCCCATTCCATGAGCTGCGCTTCTCGCGTCATGCCATAGAAGCCGAACGCGAACACATCGCCCGGATGGCGCTTGAGGATGTGGTACGCCACAGGTGCGCCCCAGCGGTCGAACTCGATGCCCTTGCGGATGTCGTCGCGATGCTCGAGGCCCAGGGGCGTGGCGAGCCGATCTGCCTCTACCATCATCAAGCGCGTGTTCCAGCGCGTGCCAGGACGGGGCAGCCACAGCGGCAGCCCCAAGGCGTCGCCATTGAGCATGGCGCCGCCAAGGGCCTGCAGCGTCAGGCCGAGCAGGTTCTGTGTGCGCGCCGCATCGCACTCGGTGGTCTCAGCCCACGAACGAAACTTCGCCTCGACGCCATTGCCCCATTCGCGGCTCTGCTCGCGCGTCCAGCCGAGCAGGCGATAGTCCGGCGTCGAGCTGAGGCGCAGTACCGAGCCAACGATGTTGTCGCGCATCGTCTGCATGCCGCCGGCCATGAGGCCGTTGTTGCGGCCCAGGTCGCGCGAGCGTGCAGTCAGCGTGTCAAGGTCGGGCAGCAGATCCGCATCGGCGCTGCCGGCGATGGGGTTCCAACCATGCAACGCCATGTCGCTGGTTGACGCTGCTTCGTGCGCGTTCATCCCAGCGCCTGCGGGGCCGCTGACGCCAGGCGCGGAGATGCGCGGGCCAGCGGGCATGAGGCGACGATTGCGACGGCTCATCTTCAAACGATGTAGATCGGGCCGCGCACCGCGCCGCCGGAAACACCAGCGCCACGGGCTTCGAGCTCTTCGCTCAACGCCGCGATTTCCTTGCGGATTTCAGCGACGTTCTGTTGATACTGGACAGAGCGCCCGTTGTGGGCGGCGGATGTGGGGGAAGCGAGTCGGTCCTGCAGCGACGCCATCAGGCGCGTGCGCATCGCTTGGAGTTCTAAAACTGTGAGGTGGCGGTAAATGCCCATGCAGCGATGACAACAGTTCATCGCGGACATTTCCGCTGGACAACTTCACAAAATTCCGTCCCTGGGTGCTGCGCTGCGCCGCGCTTCACTGAGGCGCATGTGGCATGCTGCCGCCGGAACAACATCACCAACCCCGCCAGAACAGCGCTCCTGAAGATGACAAACTATTTGGCCTTGGACGGGACTGAAATCGATATTCAGTCGGACCTTGATCAGCTGAAGATCGAGCACGTCCTCCAACGTGATCGCGACGTGTGGCACGTAGTCCCACACAATCCCTTCCTAGCAATAGATCGAGAACTATTGAAGGAAAGGGTATCGCTGCTTGCAACGTTCCCTGTCTTTTCGAAGGGCGTTTTGATGCAGAACATGCGGCGCGAAGACGTAGCGCAACGCTACGTTGGCATGCTGATCGGCGGAGGAACTGATGCTGGCTTTCATGAGAACAGCCGCACCTTGGTCGAAGGCAAAGCGAACGCCAAGGCTCGTTTTTTGTTCAATTGGAACCCGCTATTCCACGCTGGATGCCTGGTCTGGATCGCCCAATGGACCCACTTTATCGTGGTGAATGGAGCTGACTGGTATCAGCATCGCTTTGGCGAACTCGATGCAAGCGGTTCATATAGCTTTGTCAGCTCACCCCATTTCGATTTTGGTCCGCAAACTGCTCTGCGACAGGAATTCGTCACCTCGTTTCTCAGTTGCTCGGAAAGCGTCGACCTCGAACGACTATCGAATTTGCTAGATGAGGTTTTTGCACAAAACAGTCAATGCCTAGCGGCGGCTGAAGCTCATCACCTCCAGGCCGCAGCAGGTGCGACTTCAATCGATTACGAGGCTCCACGGCTGACTAAATATGAGCGCCATACGCATGACGCAAATGGAGTTCCGAAGGTCGAGGTATCGTTCGCCCTTCTTCACTACGAGAAGGCAATCGTCGAGTTTGATTCCCTAAAGAAGAGCCACTCTGAGGGTAGGTTTGATCGAGCGTTCTTTCATGGCGTCTACTGCGGTATTGCTGTTGCTGCCTGCTTGGAGGCAATTGCCAACAAGCTTGTCTTTCGGCAAACGGGCGCCCATCCCGGGCGCAGGGATGGGAGAACGCCCCTCGAGAAAGTCAACGATGCAGCCTCGGCATTGGTTGCTCAATCCGGCGGATTGCACATGCCCCTTCTGTCCGGCCAGCCGATGTTCGACAGCCTCGACGCGCTACGTGAGTTGCGGAACAGCTTCATTCACGCGAAAGAGCTCCAGACCGACATTGATCAAGCCTCTCTTACGTCCGCCGTACTGAAATCTGTTGACGAGACGGCTTGCCGCAACTACCTCCTTCAGCTGCGGCTTGCGGTCGAGCACGTCTTCTCTCAGATGCCGACGTTGACCCCACCGATCGTGACCAAGTCAAACGTCACATGGATGGGGGATCTTGAGGTTCCGTGAGGAACCGGGCCCTCTCGGAATCTCTATTTCTTTTAGCGGCAAGAATGCGGCGCACGTTTCTCGGACTCATTTCAAACTCGCGCGCCAGCTCGAAGAGATTGCTACCCGTGAATTTTCGAGCGATTTCCTCTTGCACTTTTGCGCGCTCGCGCGCAGTCCGCTGTGGCACGTAGATATGCGCCCCGCCCAGCCGCAGCAGGATTCGGTCCATCAGAGACGCCGCGGCAACGTCTGGGGTGGCGACTCCAAAGCATTGAGCCATTGCGCGCGCCTCTTCTTCAATGATCGCCAGGGGCTCATCGCAATCGAAAGGTTCATTCATATTCAGTTCAAGGCAATAGGAGAGAAGATGTCTGCATCAGCAAAGGCGGCCGCTTGTGAAGGCGCCTCCGACGCGAGCGGCGTCGGTCGAGTTGTCGGACGGGCGGTTGTTGCTGAGGGTGGCGGCGAGAACAGATCGAGCGCTGGTTGCACAGAGGCCTCAAGGTCGCTCCAGCGCTTGTCGGTGTAGTTGTGAAGGCCGAGACCGAACGCGGCGTGCAGCGCGTAGTTGCGGTTGTCGAGCACCTCGTTGCGAGGCCGGCGCTTGACCCAACGGTAGGCTTCTTTCCCATTGACCTTCACGAGGATGCGCTGCTCAGCGGTGAGCTGTTCAAACCACTCTTGCGGCAGCTGCTGGCTGAAATGCACGAAGCCTGGCCCCGGTTTCTCGATGGCGAGTTGCCCGAGCAACAGGTCCTTCGCCGAGTCGATACCCACATTCCACAGCTTGATGCCGTTGGGAATCTTCGTGCCGTTCCAACGCACCTCCTGCGGGCTGCTGGGCCCCAGGACGGGCACGTTCTCTTCGCCTCGCCCCTTGATGGCGCGCAGCCTTGGAAGCTGGTGCTGCGTCTTGCGCACCCAGTTGTAGACCGCCTGCGTTTGATCGCTCGAGTCGATGGAAATTGCGCTCAACCCCATCGAGCCGCCATGCCAAGCCTGAACGTAGCGGCTCGACAGGTAAGCCGCGACCGGCGCCCAGTCATCTTCGGACGCAGGATTGCCATGGATGACGTGGTGGTCGACGTGCCAGGACTCCAAGCCGCGGCCCCACGCCCACACGTCGATTTCCCAACGGTCGCGCTGCACGTCCACACCCGCCGTCAGGATCAGGCCGCCCGCCGGCACCGTCTTCAGCGGATAGTCCTCGGCACGCGATTGCAGCGCATGCTCATCGGTGCGCTCGCCGACGACTTCCCATGTCTCGCCGAGCGTCTCGTTGACGAAGAGTTGCATCGGCCCCGAGTCGCCGCGGGCGAGCGCGTCGAGCGCTTCCTCGAATTCCTTGACGATGCTTTCCCAGGTGCGCTGCGGGCTGTACGCGGCCCAGATGTGCACGCCCAGCGTCTTCGGCGGGCGAGTGGGCATGCCGGCGCTGTCGCGCCACACCCGGTCCGGCCCGAACCTCTTGCCCGTCTTCTCGCACACCCAGGTGCCCTGCATGGGGAGTCCGCCCTGCAGGAAGTCGCTCTGCCGAATGGACTTGCGGCAATGCGGGCAGACATGTTGCACGCTGGCGGGGTTGCCGCGGTCCCACTTGAAACCGTGTAGCTTTCCTTTGCCGCCCCACGCGAGCGGATGCTCAAGGCCGCAGTGCTTGCAGTCGATGTAGAAGCGAACGAAGCCCTCGGCGTTGAGCACGGCACGCTCGACATGGCAGAGCCCTTTGAAGCCAGGCGTCGAGCCGCCAACGAACTTCGGATAGGGCGCGCCTTCGAGCCGGCCCTTCGCCAGGCCGCCCGGGTCGCCCGATTTCTCGATGGTCTGGTCGAAGGCGGACCACTCATCGAGGATGGCAATCGCCACGGTGATGCGCCGATAGGCTCGCTTCGCCTTCCCGCCGAGCAGATGAAGAACGCTGTCGCGAAACTTCTTCATCTTGATGGTGTCGTCGCTGCCACCACCTTTGCGGCGCGCAGCCTGCACCGAAGGCACACCGTCGCGCGCATCAAGGATCGGATCAATCTCGCTCTTGACGTAGCTGTCCCGGTCGTCGTCTGTCGGCTGCCACAGTGCCTGCTTGCGCCGGCGGTGCGCGATGTTGTAGGCCACGAAGGCGGTGATCATCTTCGTGTAGCCGACGCGCTTCGACTTCTCCACGTCGAGTTCCTCGATGCGGTCATCGCTCATGAAGTCGAGGATGCCAACCTGAA